CAAATGTGCATAGATTTATTAAGTCTGCTGAGATATCTGTTGATGCAGCAACAAAAGACACGTATGAAAATTATACACGCTTAGGTGGCAAATGGGAAGACATTCAAAGCAATCTTAAATTTATTGCAACATTACCCAATCTAGAATATGTTACCATGTCGTTTGTTGTTCAAAACTCAAACTATAAAGAAATGGAAATGTTTTATAAAATGTCAGAAGAGATATTCGATGACACACACATTAATTGGCAGATATTTTTTAATAGGGTAGTTAATTGGGGAACATTCCAGAGTGAAACATTTAAAATTGTTGATGTTGGTAATCCTGAACATCCTAATTATAAAGATATGGTTGAAATATACCATAGATTACCAGTTTCAAATAATATTAGACATAATTTAACAATTGAATAATGATTGAGTGTAAAAATCTAACAAACGGTTTTAGAATAGCAACATCTGGGGGCTATTTTGCGTGTTGTCACACGTTTAATAACCCATTTAAAGATGAAAATGGTGATGAAATGTTAGCTAGCACACATTCAATTGAAGAAGGGCTAAAAAGCCCAACTAGAATGAAAATGTTAGATGATTTTAAAAATGATATTAGGCATCCGGCTTGTGTTGTTTGTTGGTCAGCAGAAGATGCTGGATTTGTTAGCAAACGAGAAAGAGATAATGAAACATATAAGACTACTCTTGAATTATATCCAGAAAGAAAAGATTCTGATTTATTTTTTTTAGAATTAAATCTTGGTAACACATGTAATCTCGCATGTAGAATATGTCATATATCTGCATCATCAAAATGGAAAGACTTTCATCATGTAACAGAAACCGATGTGACCGAAGAAAGATTAGACTATTATGTAGATAAATATTCAAAAGCATTTAGAGACAATAGTATTGTTTGGGCTGAATTAATGAGTATACTTCCTGAAGTTAGAAGTTTAGACATATATGGTGGTGAACCAATGTTGATGAAAAAGCAATGGGAGATTTTAGAAATGTCCGTTAAGTTAGGATATTCTAAAACACAACAAATGAGTTTTAATACAAACGGCACAATTATAAATGAGAAATATATTGATATTTTAAGCTCATTTGAACAGTGTAGAATTGGTTTTAGTATTGATGGTGTTGGTAAAAGATTCAACTATTTAAGACATTTTGGTAAATGGGATGTGGTTAGTGAAAATATTAATATTTGGCAAAATAAAGTTAAATTAATTCCAGACCATAAAATAATCTTTGAGGTGTGTTGTACTATATCAATGCTAAATGTTCTTTATGTTTTTGAGATGGTTGATTTTGTTATTGAGAATCATTTAAAATTAATGATAGCTTTTGTTTACAACCCTAGACACTTACATATTGGATATATGCCAGAGAAGTGTAAAAAACTTATTTTAGAAAAACTTGAATCCGAATATAATCTTAGGATTTTACAAATTAATGATGATACAACAATAGATGATTCTGAAAAACAATATAGAAGGGATGTAATGAGGCAAGCACATAAAGTTATAAACACATTAAAATTACCTGTTGAGGGTACACAAGGCGATTGGCAAGAATTTAAGAGACAAACATTAGCATTAGACATTTTAAGGAATGAATCTTTTGCTGATACATTTGCGGATTTAGAAGAAATATATAATATTACAAAAACAACAAAATTAATATAAGATGTCAGAAAGACTATTAAAATTTAAAGAAGAAAAATTAGATTCAGTTAGCTGTAGCTTCTGTCCTGCCAAGTGGTATAACGCAACTATTGATTTAGGTAGTGGGTATAGTAGGTCATGTTTCCTACCATTACCTCACCCAATTGATTTGGAGGAAATTAAAACAAACCCATCGGCATTACATAATACTTCACATAAAAAGAAAATGAGAAGAATGATGTTATCAGGTATTAGACCAGCCGAATGTTCTTATTGTTGGAAGGTAGAAGATATTGGTAGAAATAACATATCAGATAGAGTATATAGAAGCATGGAATATAAACATGAAGATATTGACATGTTAAAAGATCTACCATGGGATGCTGATGTTAATTTAAGAACTGTTGAATTATCATTTGATAGAAGTTGTAATTTTGCTTGTTCATATTGTAATCCAAGTTATTCAACAACTTGGGGTAGAGATATTGACGAACATGGTCCATATCAAAAGTTTAAAACATTAACTGCCGGTGCATATCAACAAAATGGTTCATGGGCAGATCCTGAAAATAAATTTATTGGTGATAACCCATACGTTACGGCATTCCTAGAATGGTGGCCAGACTTATCAAAAGATTTACAAACATTAAGAATCACTGGCGGGGAACCATCAACGAGTCATAACTTTTGGAAATTCCTAGATAAAATTAAGGGCCAATCATATCCTAAGTTGAATCTATCAATAAATTCTAATTTAGGTGTTAAAGATGAATTGATCGATAAATTAATTAGAACAACACACGAATTAGATATTCAATCATATGATATCTATACAAGTTGTGAATCATATGGTGATCATGCTGAATATCTTAGAGATGGTTTGATTTATCCAAAATGGAGAGGTAATGTTGTTAGAATGATTGAAGAAGCGAACATTAGACAAATTGTAATCATGATGACTGTGACTGGTTTATCATTAATGTCTATTACTGAGTTCATGGATGATATGTTGGAGTTAAAGAAAAAGTATGGCCCTAATAAACCAACAATGGATCTTAACTTCTTAAGATGGCCAGGATTTATGTCACCATTAAATTTACCAGATAATATTAAGATTGAAGCTAAAAATAAAATTCAAGTTTGGTTAGATAAGAACAGAGATTCTGGTTTATTATTAGAACATGAGATAACACAAACTCAAAGAGTAATTGATTACATTGATGTTGTTGATCAAGGACACGCTAGAGCTGAGTTCGATAAAGATAAACACTTCCATGATTTCAAAAGTTTTTATGTACAATATGATATCAGAAGGAACAAAGACTTTAGAAAAACATTTCCAATGTTAGTTGATTGGTACGATTCTATTCAAATAGACAACTATATACCAGATGTTAAATTGTCTGGTGGTGGTATGGAAGGTTGGGAGCTTGGTGAGTATAAACCAGACATTATGGCTAGAAATAATGCCAGACAAAAAAATGAATTAAATTAAATGGAAAAAAATTATAACGAAGAAACCTTTTGTGTTGCTCCATGGATTGCTTCACATTTAAGTACATTTGGAAATGTTGTACCTTGTTGTTTATATAAACAAGAACGAGTTTTCGGAGAACTTAAGCAAGGCGTTCCATTAAATGAAATGTATAATTCTGATGTTGCAAAGGATGTTAGAAAAAGATTGTGGAATGGTGAGAAGATAAACGAGTGTCAAATTTGCTGGTATAGAGAAGAGGTTTCAAAAGGGAAGAGCCAAGTTGATAGTTACAGATTTAATTTAAACAAACAGTTTGAAGATGAAATAGAAAACATTGTGGAAAACACAAATGAAGATTTTTCATTAAAAATAATACAATTTAAACACTTAGATCTACGTTTTGATAATAAATGTAATTTAAAATGTAGGATTTGTAATCCCGGTTTTTCATCATCATTATATAAAGAGTATAAAGCGTTAGGCTTCAATAATTTTAAAGATTATGGTCAACCATATAGTATGTCGGTTGATGATGATGAGTTTAATTTTATTTTAAGCCAATTAAAGCATGTTAAGTCATTATTTTTTGCTGGTGGCGAACCATTAACACAAGATAAACATTATCAAATATTACAATACTGCATAGACAATGACTATGCTAAAAATATAACAGTGTGGGTTACAACCAATTTCACAAAATTATATTATAAAGATTATAATATAATTGAGATGTGGAAGAAGTTCAAAGCCGTTGAGATAACAGCAAGTATAGATGGTTTTGAAGAGAGAGGCCAATATCTTAGAAGTGGATCAAAATGGTCTGAAATAGTTGAGAATAGAAAAACACTTTTGAGAGAACTACCAGATACTTTTTTTGGAATTGTACCAACAATTAACATAATGAATAGCTATACCATAATTGATTTATATAAAAATTGGATAGAAAATGGCTACTTACTTCCTGGTAAAATTCATATTAACTTATTGACACATCCAGAACACCTTCAGATAAAAATGCTACCTGAAAGACATAAAGAGGTTCTTAGAATATTGTATAATAACCTTATAATTTGGATAAAAAATAACATAGCGGATAACAGTGAAGCACAACGAGATATAGGACAATTTGAATTTGTAATAGACTTGTTAAATCAAGAAAGAGACGAAGAAATGTTCCAAAAGTTTTTAAAAATGACAGACATGGTTGACACATTCAGAGGTGATGATTTCTTTTCTGTGTTTACTGAGTTTAGAGATTTTATCGATCCAAATGTTATCATTGAATTACCAAAAGATGATAATGTAAAATTATTGTAATGAATACCATCTCAGAGAAATTTTGTTATTTACCCTTTGGTTCAATTTATGTTGGGGCATCTGGCACACTATCACCTTGTTGTGTGGCTTCTCCATTTAAAGAGAATATTCATTTCAAGGATTTCAATTCTGTTGATGAAGCAATTAATAGTGAACCATATAAACGTATTAGAAAAGAGATGTTATCTAATATTGCGCCATCTGAATGTGCGGAATGTTTTGTTTATAAAAATAGACACAAAGAGCATAGTAACATTGAGTTTAGAGAAGAAATAGCGGACCCATCACTATATAATGAAGACTATAGTGTAAACAAAATTGTTTACACAGATTTGAGACTTTCTAATCATTGTAACTTTAAATGTAGAATGTGTTTTCATGGGTCATCATCAACCTGGTTTGAGTATTGGGGTTATGTTCAAAATCAACCAGAATATGATACCATCAATACCAAGTACTTAACAGCGGGTGACGACGCTCTTGATAAGTTTTCAGAAGAAAATATTGATTCTATTCGTAAAGTTTATTTAGCTGGTGGTGAACCATTTATAACACCAACAACATTTACCTTGTTAGATAGATTCAGTGATGAACAGGCTAAAAAGGTTTATATATTAATCAATACAAACTTATCCACACTAACATACAAAGGTATTGACATACTTGATAAACTTAAACGTTTTAAAACTGTAGATATTTCTTGTTCATGTGATGGGTATGGTAAAATTGGTGAATATCAAAGACCAGGATTTAATTCTGAAAAATTCTTTAAAAATCTGGAAACGCTAATTAAGTTTAAAGAAACCAACGACAATTTCAAAGTTTCTATTGATTATACTATTTCAACAATAAACATGTACCATTCTTTTGATTTCATAAAGTTTGTTGAAGAAAATTACCTCCATTCAGATCACATTAGGTTTCATACTGTGACTCAACCTTTTTATTTTGCACCTGGAATTTGTAAGGGTGGCATGAAACAAGCGTTAATAGAACTTTATGAAAACAACATAAACAATTTAACATCACTTTGTAGATATACGTTGATTGAATTTGTTAAATATTTAAGAAACACTGAGGATGAGGAAGTTTATAGCCACCTATTAGATAAGAAGAAATATGTTACTATTTCACTACCGGAAACCTTAAGGAGATTTGACGAAATTAATAAAACCGATTATAAGGAAATATGCCCATGGTTAGGTGATATTTTTATTGATTAAAAATTGACTTTTCAACTTGTTTTAGGTATATTATCATTATGATATACTGGTTAACAGGACAACCCGGAGCAGGTAAAACAACCCTTGCAAAATACTTGGTGGAATACTTCCCAAAAGATGAGGTCACTCATATCGATGGGGATGATCTAAGAGACATCTTTAAGAATAAAGACTATTCCATTACAGGAAGAAGACTAAACATCCAGAGAGCACAATACATTGCGCAATTTATGCATAGTAAAGGACACAATGTTATTGTATCCCTAGTTTCACCGTATAGAGATCAAAGAGAGGCATTTAAGTTCAGCACATCGGTTGTTGAGATTTATGTTCACACTACAGAAGATAGAGGTAGGAATCAATTCCATGTTGAGGAATATGAACCACCATTAGAAAATTTTATAGATATAGACACAACAATAAAAAACGAAACAGATTCATATTATGAACTGTTAAAAAAATTATCATTATGAGTAAAAAATACGCAATGTATGTGGGGCGTTGGCAAAATTGGCATAAGGGCCACGAATGGCTTATTAACCAACAATTAGATAAAGGAAAAGATGTGTGGGTTGCAATTAGGAACGTGCCAACGGATGAAAATAACCCTAAGACCGCACAGCAAGTTATGATGGATCTAAGTGAAGAACCTTTCTTTAGAGAAAATTCACAAAGAATTAACATATCAATTATTCCTGATATTGAGAGCATTAATTATGGTAGAGGGGTTGGTTATGATGTAATATACCACGAACCACCAACTGAGATAGCAACGATTAGTGGTACAGCAATTAGAACTGGCCACATGACACCCGACGGTGAAATTAAATATGATCAAACAAAGGGATAATGATAGTAGAAAAGAAGAGACACATTGCTAAAACCATCTCATATCGAATTGTAAGTACCTTAATTGGATTCTTATTGATGTGGTTAATAAGTGGATCAATTAAATTTGGTGCTGCATTTGGGGTGGCGGAATTGATCTATAAACCCATCCAATATTATATACATGAAAGAGTATGGTATAGATGGATTAAGTATGGGCTTAAAAAATAGTAAAATGTTATGGTTAGCACATATGAAAATCTCTTATCTGAAGAAGAACTATTTTTTTTGGACTCGGTGTGTATAAATTTCGTAGAAACGGAAACTCATAGTATTAAAAACAAGCATAACTACTACATTAGAAAAATATTAGATATTGAAAAAGATTTATTAGAATACCAAAAAAATTGTGAAGACTTAATAAACGATGAATATGAGTTATTTGGTTTATGGGTTAACAAAGTAACTGTTAATACAAATATTGATGATGAATATCATAATGATGCGTGTGATTTAACAATTATAACATACATAAATAACACATTTGACGGAGGAGAATTTGAATATATTGAAAATAAAAACTTACTTAAGATTAAACCTATAAGAAATGTAAGTTTATTTATCGATAATAAAGTTAGGCATCGAGTCCTTAAAATAACAAAAAACGAACGTTTTAGTTTGATTTCGTTTTATAATAAAAAACGAAAAAAAGAAAAAACACTAATATGATTGATAATATAGACATATTTGAAAACTTTCTATCACCTGAAGAATGTGACATCATTTTAAAGAAATGTAAGAGTGAATTAACATTAGAATCAGCTAAAGTATATAATAATAAAAATCGTGAAAATATTGAAAATATACGTAGGAAATCGTCTATTGCTTGGGTATCTGATTTGGGATTTTTAAATGAAAGATTAATAAACAAATTAAGGGAGTCGTTCAATATTAACGGAATGGAGGTTACTGGTTTGGGTGATTATCAATTCACCGAATATAAAGAAAATGAATACTTTGATTGGCATGTTGATAGTACCGATTTATTATATAGAGATAGATTTGCATCAATAGTAATTCAGTTAAATGATAACTATATCGGTGGAATATTAGAGATTAAAAATAGTAAAGGGGAGATTGTGCCAATAAAGAATAAAATAGGCACGTTGTATATTTTTAATTCAAGGTTACTTCATAGAGTGGTACCTATAGTTGAAGGGGTGCGTTATTCATTAGTAAATTGGATAAGATTAATTAAAACCGATTCAAAAAAACAAAATTTAATATGATAAACGGGTATCAAGTATTTGATAATATAATTCCAGAATCAGACCAAACTAAATTAGAAAACTATGTAAAAATTTCAAACCTAAAATGGAATTACCAACATAATATTACAGGGCTTTATGGTGGAACCGAATCATTAAAATTACCCGCAAATGTACTAAAAGGTGTTGACATTGATAATACCGATATTATTAATATAATAAATTCCATAAAGTTAAATTTACTCAATAAACTTAATATGAAATTTGAAAGAGATTATAGGTGTAAAATAAACTGGACAACACCCATAAGTGAAAGTTATGATTTTAAAAATTTAATTCATGTTGATATGAGTGTGGATCATATTGCTATAGTTTATTATATAAATAACACCGATGGTAATACCGTTTTTTTAAATAATAAAATGGGAAATACAGGGGAATTTCTTCAACACAATTTTAAAAGTATTAATGTTGATGGGTTTGAAACACTAAATAAAATACAACCAAAAAAAGGAAGAGCCGTTATATTTGATGGTAATATTCATCACTACGGAGAATACCCAACTATAACTGATAGATATGTGATTAATTTTGATTTAGTTGCCAAAAATAATAACCAAAATAATTTAATATAATATGGAAAAAATATATTTTGATGAAGCCACTTATATATGGAAAACAAAACTAAATCGCACAGAAGATAAACCATTATTTTTAGAAGAAGCATATTCTGTTATTGAATCTTTACCTGATGTTAAAACAGATGGGTTTGGTTATAAAAAAGAATGGAACGAAAATTTAAATTTTATTGGTAATTTTAAAATAGAAACAAAATTAGACGAAATAGTTCAGGTTGGTGTTGATAAGTGTAAAGAAATCTATAATGAAAAAAACATAAATTATAATAAAATTAATACGGATGCGTGGGTTAATGTTGTTCGTTCAAAAAATCCGGTACAAGGGAATTTTTATGGAGATAAAAAACACCATATACATACTGAAATAAATAAATCAAATAAACTCTTCACCCCACATTATACCTATGTTTATTATATTCAAATGCCAGACGTAATGAATGATGAGGATGGTGTATTGTATTTTTTAGGTAAAGATGATAAGGAGTATTGGATCAGACCAGAAGAAGATGATTTAATCATAATGGAAGCCGATGTTCCACACTCACCAAATACTGCACCGAATTCAACACTGGACAGAATTGTTATGGCCGGTAATGTGGGGTTTGATTATATTAAAAATCAAAAATCGTTAATATAATGTTAGTGGAAAATAAATTTTTATTTATATCATTACCAAGATGCGCATCAACATCTTTTTATATGTCCTGCATACGAAGTGGATTTATAATAAAACACTTTGACCAACTATTAATAGATAGTTACCAAGATAAAATAGATTTATCTCTAACCAATGAAGATTTGGCCGACAATATTGTTCATAGTCACGAAAGACTAGTTGATTTAACTATGAAATTTGGTGATGAATATGATATAATTTCAATTAGACGAAATAAACATGAAAGATTTATTTCATTATGGAAACATATAATTGATTTAACTTATATGTTATACCCAAAGGAATTAACTAACATATTAAAAAAATTAAGTTTAGAGGACATATTATTTTTTAAAGATTTAGATTTAATTTCCATAAAATCTCAAGAATTATTAATGTTTGAATTTGCAAAAAAAAACAAAATTGAAAAATATTTTAATGATTATATGAAAAATATGTTATTAATTTTATTTAGACCTATATCACATTGGCACAACAATAATCAAAAAATAAAATGGTTCGAATTTGGAAATTTTGAAGAATTGGAAGAATGGGTGTCTAATAAAACTGGTAAACCATTTAAAATGGAAAAATCAAATGGGAGTCAACATTTTGATTGTAATTTAAAATTGAATGACGATTTCATACGGAGATATAACGATATTTATGATTATTACGATATCCAAAAAAATAATAAAACATTAATATGATTAATACCCCTAAGATTGATTATAAAAAAATATTTGAGGCTTGGAAGATTTCCTTAAATCCAACTATCAGACAAGAAGAATTGGCTAAACTAAGACTGGATTTTTGTTTAGGCTGTGACCATAGAAAAGAAATGATAAAAGGGTTAAAATGGAGTGTTTTTTGTAATAAATGTGGATGTCCCCTAAATAAGAAAGTTTTTTCAACAGATTATAATGCGTGCCCAGAAAAATTTTGGGGCGAAATTGATTCAGGCTATTTAAAACCACTTGAAGATAAAAGTGAGAACACTTTAATTTAGACGATATATATCTATATATCTATATACTTAGTTTAAAATGGTGGTTAGTTATATTTATAACTAAGACACAATAAATGAAAATGAGAAATAAAATTTTATGAAAGCAACAATAATTGGTAGTGATTTTTTACAAAAAGATGATAATGTTAAATTTTTGGAGATAAACACAAACACCACAATATATAATGATGGAGCGGATTTATTAGATTATGATGCATTATTTGATGTATTAAATAGTAATAATATTACTGAATTTCATTATATATGGACAGAAGGCGTCGCGTATAGCCCTATAAATCAAACACATAGATTTAGACAAATATTACAAATAAAATGTGCAGAAAATAACATATCATATACTGACCATATAGTACCGATGAATTCAGTAACGGTACCATTTATTGAAGACGCCAATAATAAATTTATTTTAAGACAGGCTTTTGATACCACAGCATTAGTAGACGAAACATACTGCGCCGATAAGTTTGAATTTTTTAATTTAATGAAAGATTCACAACATATTCCCAAAACACATTGTATCTCGGATACGTTAAATGTAAATACTTTGGATGATGTTGACTATAGTGATACTACAAATCCAAATGTGTTGATAAAATATCGTTATCCACAATATGATAAAATGAAATATCCAGCGCTATACGCGGTTTCAAATAATACCGAATTAGTTGACACAATAAATTCTGCTGAAAATAATTTCTTAGTTCAAGAATTTATATTTTCAGAAGATAACTTGGTAGATGGTAAGTATTCAATTATAAGAGGAATTGATATTATATACGGTTCGAATTTGGACATTATTAATATGGGTGGGTACACACAATCTGCGGTAATCCCAGTTTCGTTTGCTGCTACCGAATTCGTTTCCGGTACAAAAAAATTAAACCAAAAAAGTAGATACAAATATATCACTAAAGAGGTGGGTAAAGGATCGGGAAATGATTATCACACAGATGACGAATCAAACATTTTGAATTATGATGGTACATTAACAAATGTTAGCACAATACAATTAGGTGACTATGTCCGATCTATTAATTTTGTAGATTCAAATGAAAACGAAGCGGCATCTTTTACACCAGAAATTAATACATATGGTTGGGATAGTACACTTCAACAATCAAACGACACATTAACACAGGTATCGTCTGGTTTACAGAACATGGTGTCAACACAAGTAGAAACGGTAATGATACAAATAACATTAGAAGATGGTAGAAGTTGGTCAGACACCCCCGCGTGTGTATATTATATTGAAGAAAAAGATTCAACAGCAACCAGATTTGAAAAGGTAAATAGTTTATATGTTGGAGATAAATTGGTAATAACCGATTCAAACACTAATGAATTAACAACGGTTCTAATTAGTGGTTTAGAAATGATATATGAAACTAAAACAATTTATACACTTGATTTTGCGCCATCTGACTTATTCTTAGTTGATATTGGGGATGGAGATTTTAGTGTAATGCACAACGGTTGTTGGTGTAGTTGGTCTTATTGTGGTAATTATTGTTATTCATATTATTGCCCAACTTGTGCATGGGGTGGTGGCGGACAACAAAAATTTGTTCCTTAATAATTTTAATAAAAAATATAAAATAAAAATATATCATGGCAAAGACCCCTAAAATTAGACAAGAAAGACCCGCAACAGTTATTAAACCAATAATTAGTTCATTACCAGCTGACATAAAGACAAAAATATCAACTGCATTCCAAGCTGTTGTTACTGCTATAAAAGACAAACACTTATCATAATTTAAAAAGATGAATGTTTGTTCATTTATTTATATATGATAAATTATTCAATAAATAATAATGTTTTTACAGAAACCGAATGTGCTGATATAATTAATTTTTGTATTCAACACGGTAAGCCTTTTTCATATCGCCCAAATGAATTATGGGATTGTAGACGCATACATGATGAGGGGTTTAAGGAACAAATAATTACTTCATTAATGAATAATTATAAAACTGGAAATTTTAATTTATGGTTTGATTTTGATAATTTTAATCTAAAGAATTTTCTCATTAGTTTAACATCTTATTACAATGGTAGGTATCTAAATTTACATAAAGATGCGGATAGTGAGTTAACATCAGTAATTGTGTTATCAAATGGGTTTGAAGGTGGTCAATTCGCATTAAGTGATAGTAACACTCCAGATATTCATTTTAATAAAATGGATGGCATTACAACTTATGATTTAAAAATTGGCGATATGATTTCTTTTAATGGATTTAAAACATATCATGGAGTTCTACCAGTCACAAATGGTACGCGATATGCGTTAAATGTTTGGATGGATAACATCAATTCTGACCGGCCAAAACGTAAAGTTGAAAAAACATTGATATGAGTATATTAATCGTTGCATTACCTAGAACCGGCTCAACTTCATTATTATATAAATTAGCAAAAGAAAAGGGCTTTACTCCTATATTTGAACCGTTCGATAATAGCGGTAGATTTAAATATAATGGTGAAAAAAATATTGTTCTTAAAACGATCATATGTCATCACTCAAATAATTTTGAATTAAGTAAAGAATTCGATGAGGTAATATTATTATCTAGAAAAAACATATTACAATGTGTAGAATCCCACGCATATCAAACCTACTTCTCAAAAAATAAAAATTACAATTCAAATCATCAATATTATTACGAAGAGGTTCCACCTAAGTTATTTGATTTATGTTATAATGATGTAATAAAATGGAATAAGGATTTGAATGAATTATCATATAAACTTAACACTCCAATTACTTATTATGAAGACATATATGATGTCAATAGTGATAAAAGATTACGAAAAGGGAATAAAAGTGAATTTAATAAAAAACTAATTTAATTATTGTGAATTATATAACACCATATGATTTTTTAAAAAATTGTGTAATGACTAGAATTAAACCAAGTGGGGTACATGGTGTTGGTGTTTTTGCAATTAGAGATATTAAAAAGGGTGAAACCGTTTTTGAATTTTGGCAAGGAAAAACGGGCATATATGAAATTTCTAAAGCTGAGTTTGATACCTTTTCAGAGGAATTACAAGATTTTATAAGAGCAATGCGTGGCCACCCGTATAAAGTTAAACTTACAAATGGGTGTGTATATGGTTGTACAAATCATTATATTAATACAAATTTTGAAAACGGAACGGTTGATTGTTTCACATTTAAAGCGTTGGCCGATATTTCATTAAATGAGGAGTTGTTTAGTAATTATGGGAAGAACCATATACATGAATATAAATTAATATAAAATGATTATTACAATACTATGTGAACCTAGAAGTGGATCTACAAATTTGGCCAATTGGTTTTTCATAAGAAAGGACTTCACAGTATTATATGAACCGTATAATATTAAGTCAGAATGGTATAAAAACAAAATACCACCCCAAAACTGGGAATTTACAACTGAACATCTATTAATAAAGGAAATTTATTCAAAAGAAATAAATTATACCGATTTATTAGATATATCAGACAAAATCATTATTCTTTATAGAGAAAATGAAGATGAACAATCACTCTCCTGGGAAAACGCTGTTGCAACAAATAACTGGGACAGGCCATGGGTTTATGAAGAAAAGTCGAAAAAAAAACAAACCGTAGGGTTAGATTATCTTTATGACATAAAAGAAGGTATTAAAGAAAATTATATTAATAAAAATTATTTCACAATATCATACGAAGAATTATATTATAATAATGGGTTTCAAAGGGTTGTGGATTACCTTAATATTGATGGTGTTAAGAACGTTGGGTTCCCATATGGCCAGAAATATAGAATTAATATTGACAAACCTAGGTCTTTAATTTAAAACCTATTATAAAACCAATATTTTAATTACCATAATCAAAGGACAAACTATTTATCTATGTATAATACACATTTAGATGAATATATTTGATCCTCACATATCGGGTTCCCTGTCCGTATCAGGTTCTGGAGAAATTTCAGGCGATTTAACGGTATTAGGAACCTTATTTGGTACAATTTCGGGAACATCGCAAAATGCTGTTTCAGCATCACACGCAGCAAACTACACACTAACATCTAGTTTTGGGGCGTTTACCTCATCCTATACAACGGGTTCGTTTACAGGTTCATTTGGTGGAGATGGTAGTAATCTAACAAACATACCCTCTAGCGGCGTTACAGGTCTCAATTTAACACGGATTGCGGATGGAAGCGCCACCGCATCCATTTCTTCGGCGAATGGCTTAAAAATTAACTCAAATACCGAAATTACAGGGACATTAAAACTTAATAAAGTAAACTTAGGTAGTAACAACATTGTTGATATGACCCTAACAGATGGTGGTGGGAAATATTACATAAACGGAGTTAAATCCCCAAGATTATCCTTCATTAAGGGATTCAAATATAGATTTTATTATAATAACATTGCTACTCACCCATTACTTTTCTCGTTAACTAGCGACGGGGAACATAATGGAGGAACAATATATACTACTGGAGTAACAACCAATTCTGACCCTTTTTATATTGAGGTTGATGTTACCGATGCAACAGCTGCAACATTCTATTATTGGTGTGACCATCATGTTGGGATGGGTAATTCTATAACAGTATATTCGGATTTTCTACATGGTCAATCTAATATTGGTCTGATTAACGTAGATACAACAGCACTTGCCACAACAGGATCAAATAACTTTACAAATATTCAAAGAACTAGTGGATCATTGGTTGTTACTGGATCCGTCGATATTAGTGGATCTCATAACGTTACCGGCTCAGTTAATATAACTGGTTCTATTACATTAAATGGTCAAGCAATTGGTACAGGTAAATTAGATGAAACAACTTTTCAGTCATATACATCATCAAACGATGGTAGGTTATTTGCAATTGAAAATTCCACATCATCATATAACACATTTACTAGTTCTATTGATACAACAATTAAAAATAAACTTAACACAGAAACGGTTATATCGGGAAGTGTTCAAGTTTTAATCACGGGCACAACAGGATATTCAACATTTAGCTCAAGTATATCAACAAGTATTGGATCATTATCCGGCTCTGTCGCAACAACAACAAGCGGGTTATCATCTAGTGTTGATTTCTTGAGTTCTAGCCTTGCAACCACAACAAGTGGATTAGGTTCTAGTATTGGTTCGTTAAGTTCTAGCGTTGCAACAACAACATCAGGATTAAGTTCCTCATTATCTAGTTCAATTGAAAATTTAAGTTCCTCGGTTGCAACAACCACGTTAGGATTAAGTTCCTCATTATCTAGTTCAATTGGAAATTTATCTTCATCGGTTTCAACAACAACATCAGGGTTAAGTTCATCTATAGTTAGTTTGAGTTCTAGTGTTGCAACAACCACGTTAGAATTAAGTTCCTCATTATCTAGTTCAATCGGAAGTTTAAGTTCTTCAATTGCAACAACAACTCTCAATATTAAAAATAGAGTTGATTCAATTGAAACAACCACCGGTTCATTAAATTTATTTACCAGTTCTATTAATACAACAATAAAAGACAAAATAAATTCTGATGGTGTTTTATCTGGTTCGGTACAAGTTAATATAGCTAGTACAACTGGTTATAGTACATTTAGTTCTTCAATTGCAACAACAACTAATGATTTAAGTTCTAGTGTCGCAACAACAACATCGGGGTTAACGAGCACAATAACAAGTTTAAGTTCTAGTGTCGCAACAACCACATTAGGATTAAGCTCATCTATAGTTAGTTTGAGTTCTAGTGTTGCAACAACCACATTAACCACAAAAAACAGGGTTGATTCTATTGAAGCAAAAACCGGAAGTTATGCAACAACCGGTAGTAATATATTTCAAGGTAATCAAACAATTACTGGATCACTTTATATATCTCAAGATTTAATTGTTGGAGGATCTTCATCAATACAAAATATAAGTTCTTCCGTATTAAACATTGCCGATAACATCATAACTGTTAACGCACTTAATCCGTCAGTAAGATTTGGTGGTTTAGCTGTTATTGACAGTGGTTCATCACCACAAGTTTCAGGCTCAATGTTATTTGATTCCGTTAACAACCAATGGTTATTTGTTCACCAAGATCAAGCTTCAGTAACATCTTCTGTTTTATTAATGGGTCCAGAGACCTACAATAATCTTGGTGGGGAGCCATATCTTACATTAAACCGTATACCTAAAGGTACAGGGATAGAACACTTAAACGATAGTAATATCACTGATAATGGAACTAAGGTATCCATTAATTCAAATACGGAAGTTACAGGTACATTAAAAGTAACTGAAGTTATCAGTAGCCCAACTATAACCGCAATTGAGACATCCACAGGTAGTTTAAACACATTTACCTCTTCGTTATTAACTGCAATAGAATTAACAGGTTCAAACTTAACTGTTAGGGGCGACTTTTTAGTTAAGGGTACAACAACAAACGTAAACACATCAACACTTGATGTCGATAATAACTTAATTAATCTGAATGGTAGTGGTGCAACATTTGCTGGTTTAAGAGTTAAAGATACAACAGCACCAAGTCAAATATCAGGATCTTTATTATGGGATTCAACGAATGATTATTGGGTTGCTGGTCAGTTAGGTTCAGAACAAAGATTAGTAAGAGAAACAGAATTTAACAATGCTGTTACAAGAATAGGTAATGTTGAAACATCAACAGGTTCATTAAACTCATTCACTAGTTCTATTAATACAACGATTAAAAATAAATTAAATAGTGACGGTGTTATAAGTGGTTCCGTTCAAGTGAATCATAACGCAACAACAAATTATGTAGCTAATCAACATATAGATCACACAACGGTTTCAATTACTGCCGGAAGTGGTTTAACGGGAGGTGGTGATATTTCAGCAACTCGGACGATTAATGTGGGCGCCGGTAATGGTATAACAGTAAACGCTGACGATATTGCAATTGACACATCGTCAGCAACATTTACCACCGGTGTTAAATCAAAATTAAACGCTGATGGTGTTATTAGTGGTTCATCACAAATAGATGGGTCACAATTAGGTTCAAATAAAACAATTACAATTGGTTCCACATCAACAACATTGGGTGGAACGTCAACATCACTTGCAGGTTTAACTTCGGTTACGTCAACAGCATTTACGGGTTCATTACAAGGACTCGCAACAAGTGAAACATTATCAACTGTTACTAGTAGAGGTGCAACAACAAGTACCGCATTAATAATTAATAATTCAACAGGAGGGTTAAATCTTAATAGACCCGCAACATCAAATTATGTTGGTTTATATTATCAAACTGCGGGTAGTTCTAAGTGGTTCATAGGTTTAAGAGAAAATTTAACATCTAACAATTATATATGTTATAGTGAAACACTTGCGGCTGACGTGTTAACGTTAAATCAAACAACGGGCGTTGCCACATTTGGTTATAATATGACCGCAGCTAATTTTAGCGGAACACATAGTGGTGCATCTTCAGGAACCAATACTGGGGATGAGACATTAGCAAGAGTAAACGCACTAGCAATCACCACAGTGGGTACAATTAATAGCGGTGTTTGGAATGGTTCATCGATTTCAACAACATATACAGATGCAAAAGTAACTAGTGTTAGTGCTGGAACAGGTATAAGTGTAAACACAACAACAGGTGCCGTTACGGTCACAAATAGTGGTGTGACATCTTTAACAGGAACAACTAATCAAGTAACGGTTAGTGCAAATACTGGTGGTGTTACATTAAGTTTACCACAAAGTATTGCAACAACATCAACACCAACATTTGCGGGAGTAACCTCTACCTATTTAAGAAGTGGTACTGCAACATCAAATCTTGTTAAATTTTCATCTGGTGCGGGTAGTGTTACATTTGGTAATTCATTTGGTGGTAATGCAACAGATACGAGTAGAACAGTATATTTTAGAGGAACATCAACCGCATCGGTTTGGTGGGGAGCTCCAGATGCAAATGGTGATAATGTTCCACATGGTGCAATTGATAGTCTTAGTACTGGTGGTTTAACTCATTGGTACAACTCAGCCGGAACGGGTGGAGGTACTTGGACCAAAATAATGACCGTTGACAGTGCGGGGGTAACAATGAACTCCGGTAATTTTGTTGGTACATTAACTGGAAATGCAACAAACATTACAGCAAGTTCAAATACATCATTAACGTCATTATCGAATTTAGCAACGGTTGGTACAATTACAAGTGGTACTTGGAATGGTAGTTCAATATCAACAACATATACCGCGGCTAAAGTAACTGCGGTTAATGCGGGAACTGGTGTTGGTGTTGACACAACAACAGGTTCGGTTACCGTATCCATAGGACAATCAGTTGCAACATCGGCAGTACCTACATTTAAGGCTGCGATATTTACCAGTGATACCGATAGTCGGGTTTTAAAATTAAGAGAGTTAGCTTCAACTAGTGGTAACATTATTCAATTCCAAGACTCTGCGGGAAATAACAAATGGGAAATAGTTGGTAGATCTAATACAGATGCAACGCCATTTTACATTTATAAAAATGATGGAACAAATACCGGGTATATATTTTCAATTAGTGGAGGTGGTATACCAAATTTCCACACCGCATTAACTATCGGTGGAAGTACCGCTAAATCATATTCAAACTCATCATACTCAACAACATTTAGTAGTGTATCATCAGTAACGGTAACACATAGTTTAGGAACAAAAGATGTGGCAGTATTTGTTTATGACAGTTCAGATAATATGTTCTGGCCATCATCAATTGTTACAACAAGCACATCGGTGGTTACAATAACTTTTTCATCTTCTAGATCAGGTAGGGTTGTAGTTGTAAGATAAAATCCGTATATTATATAATATGTTAAGAGAAAATGTAGAAGTTAGTGGGTCCTTAAATGTTAGTGGACAATATATTATACCAAGAGGGCCACGAGCAAATAGGCCATCTAGTCCTGATATTGGGTCATTATATTTGGAAGAATCTACTAGTGGTAGCTTTGTAGTTACATATACTGCATCTTCAAATTATGATGGTGGTTGGGAACCAGTTGGTTCACAAAATACAGATAGAACAGGATTTAAATATAGACAGGTTATTAATTACTCATACTTAGCTGGTGGTTATAAATCCGCATCACCATGGAAGAATGTTCATAGAACAACAAATTCAACAGACCAAACGGTTCACTTAGGTGAATTATTAGATTACCCAGCATCATATACATCTGGTGCTTGCAGTAAAAGTATTTTATTTCTATGGTCAACAAATACCGATGGTACATTTAAAGGAGATAGCACCATTCATTCAACATGGACAAGTGGTGTTAATATGGTAAACGAAACATCATACGCTCATCAAACCAAATGGGATTTAGCAAACGCGAGAGATGATTGTGGTACTTTACACCAAGAAACGGAATTTGCTTGGATATTTGGTGCTGGAGTTGCTGCGGTCGAGAAGTTCAATTTAACAAACGAGACAATGTATAGTGTTTACTATCAAGCAGGTGTCCCATACATTACAACAACATCATCAATCACGGGTAGTGGCCCTTCTGGTGCATCAGGATTTTCAGATGAGAATTATGGTTATGGATGGACACAACAAAGTGGTACAAAACTATTCTTCGCAAATGATACATTCACAAATAATCAGCAGTGGGGTGCGAGCGGTCAACAAAAAGGTATTAGTTCAAAGGTGGGTAAAGGTTATGCGGGAAATGAAGGAACATATAACGGAGGTTATAATTTAAGAAGATGGAATGTTTTCACAGAAACAAATATTGGCAATGTAGCAAAGCCACACCCTAACTGCGGAGAAGAAAACTTTACAATGGGACAAGATCATCAATATATGTTAGGTTGTTATGACGGTGCACAGGTAAATACTAGTTGGAAATTTGGTTACACTACGGATACTGGTACAGTAAACCCTAGTGGTTTGGCGCCAGGAGTAAATGATGGAACATCATCAGGCCATTGCGGTTGGAGAACATAAAATTTATATTTATAAGATATGCTACACGAAAATATTGAAATTAGTGGGTCCCTAAAAGCACAAGGTGTGATAAAATCACCAATTGGAACACGGGCAAATAGACCTGGCAGTCCGCAAACTGGTTCTTTATATTTAGAACAAGCAACTAGTGGTAGTTTTTTAATGGTTTATGTTGGTTTAAGTAATAGTGATAGTGGATGGGTTAGGGTATCTTCTCAAGTAAATGCCAATGTTGGTTTTAAATTTAGACAGATAATTAGTGTTTCTTATCTTGCGGGTGGTTATAAAGATTCATCCCCTTGGAAAAATGTTCACAAAACAATTAACTCTACAGATCAAACAACACACATTGGAGAATTGTTAGATCATCCAGCATCATATACATCGGGAGCTTGTAGCAAATATATCTTTTTTATTTGGTCGGTTAATACAGATAATACATTTAAAGGACCGAGTACTGTAGATAGTGTTAGAACCTCAGCAATTAATATGGCTAATGACACAAACTATACACATAATCAAAAATTCAATATTACCAATGCTAGAAGTGACTTGGGAACCATGCATAAAGAAACAGAAATGGCTTATATGTTTACCGGCGGTAGTACTGTCGTTGAAAGATTTGATTTAAGTACAGAAACAATAGCAACTGGTTTTCATTTAACAACGATCGATGGTAGTGATGGTGGTTCAGCATTTTCTGATGAAAACTTTGGATATGGTTGGACGTCATCTGCAGGTATTAAAATGAGTTTTGCAACGGAAACAATTACATCAAGTGGAATGTGGGGCGCACATTCACAACAAAAAGGAATTAGTTCAAAAGTTGGAAAAGGTTATGCTGGAAACGAAGGTTCATATAATGGTGGTTACAACTTAAGAAGATGGAGTAATGCTAATGATACCAACATTGGAAACGTATCAAAGCCTCATCCTAATTGCGGTGAAGAAAATTTTACCATGGGTCAAGATCATCAGTATATGTTAGGTAATTATGATGGGCTACAAAATAATACAAGTTGGAAATTCTTCTATGCAACAGATACAGGAACAACCAGTGTAAGTGGGTTAAACCCCGCAGTCAATGCTGGAACATCATCTGGGCATTGTGGATGGAGAGGGTAAAAAATAATTAAATTATGATATACGAGAATTTAGAAGTTAGTGGTAGTTTAACATCAGATAGGGTGGTTAATAGACCACCTAGAGGTGTTAGAGCAAGCAGACCTGGTTCACCATTATCTGGTTCTTTATATTTGGAAGAATCCACTAGTGGTAGCTTTTTAATGTTATATACCGGCGTATCAAATATTGATAACGGATGGGAGAGAATTGCGGCACAAGAAACCATTCCAATAGCATTTAAATATAGACAAGTTTTATCATACACATATTTGGCTGGTGGTTATAAAGATTCATCACCTTGGAGAAACGTACATAAAACAACAAACTCAACGAATCAAACAACACACGTCGGTGAATTGTTAGATTATCCCGCATCATATACATCTGGTGCATGTAATAAAACAATATTGTTTATTTGGTCAGTAAATGATGATGGGGCATGGAAAGGTCCAGATAGTATTCATGGGACTCGGACATCAGCAATTAATTTGTTTAACGATACAAACTATGCTCATCAAGCTAAATTTAACACAGGTATTGCTAGAAGTGACGTTGCAACTATGCAAAAAGAAACAGAGTTTGCCTATTTAATTTCGGGTGGATCAACAACAATTGAAAAATTTAACCTATCTAACGAAAGTTATGTAAGTGGATTTGGTGTAACGTCAATAAGCGGTAACGATGGTGCCGGCGCATTTTATGATGAAAGTTTTGGATATGCGTGGACAACATCTGCGGGTATAAAATTTAATTTTTCAAATGAAACACCAAGCTCATCAACACAATGGGGAGCACACGCACAACAAAAAGGTATACCATCTAAAGTTGGGAAAGGTTATTGTGGTAACGAGGGGTCATATAATGGTGGTTACAACTTAAGAAGATGGAGTAATTCTACGGATACGAATCTTGGTAATGTTGCAAAGCCACATGCCAACTGTGGTGAAGAAAACTTCGCATTAGGACAAGACTGGCAATATATGTTAGGAAATTATGATGGAACAGGACAAAACAATACGTCTTGGATAATGGTTTACGCAACCGACACAGGTTCAAATGCCATTACGGGATTAGCACCACGGGTTAACGCTGGGACATCATCTGGACATTGTGGTTGGAGATAACATTTGACTTTATGAATATTTTTAAGTATATTAGATGAAAACAAATTAATTATGGAACAAGGTTACAAATATGATAGATCTAATTTTATCAATAACCCATTTGATGAAAAACTAATGCAAATTTCTGAAAGCATGTCTTTTGCATTACCAAAATATAAAGCATATAACTTTGTGGGTGGAGCGCAAATCACACCTTACGCGAGGTTAAAACAGTGGTTATTAGAGCTAAGAGGTAGAGAAGATGCGGTAGAACATTTGGAATATACTGTTAGAAAGATGGAACTTGAAATCCAAATGGATGAAGAAAGTAAAGAATTTATAACCGACCCCAAAAGAAAAGAAATGGTTAATATAACCATTGCTGATAAAATGATTGATTTAAGAAAGTTTAATAGAAATCTTAAAGACGCATATAGAGAAAGACAAGGGTTTATTGATTTGATAAAAGAATTCTTGGAATCTGATCAGGCGATTTTACCTAACGGAACGAAATTAATCGATGTATTTGGAAATCCAGAATTAGAAGAAAAATATGAACACGAATACTGGACCGTTCGTATGGCAAAGCAAGCTATGTTAGATATGATTTCATATGGTAGAATTGGTACCGGTAACTTAGATTCAATTCTTATGATGGACCCAGAACAACAAAAACAAGTGTTAGCATTAGCGTCAGCATACACTATCTCAACCGATAAAAATATAAACCAATTAATGACAGAAGCAACAACAAACAATTTTACAATTGAAGAGTCATTAAAAAATCAGTTAAGATTAAGTGAACCAAATAAAACAGAAACAGAAAAATTATTATAATGACACATATTCTTTTTAAACTACAAGGTAATGTTCCTGGATACATTCAAGTGATAGGTATGTATCTAAACTATAACTACGGAAGAATCGCCGATGAATATAACGACATGAGAGTTGAGTTAAATAAACTCGATGCAATAGTTATTCCAGAAGAGATTGCTAAAGGATTTGTTTTTGCTGACATATATAAAGATTATATTAGTGTTAGAACAAATTCAAATATCATGGATGAGATTCCTCAGTTAGCGGAATCTAGCGAAACAGAAGCAGAAAAGGTAAAACATTTTCTTAGTGATGATGATAAACTAGCTGGTGTATTATTTAATAAAGCGGTAATGAAAAAAGTTGTTGCTGACAGGTTTTCTGAAAGATATAAAGAGCTGATGGTTGATGCTTCCATCTTAGAAAAAGATACTTGGGAAGAACAAAAAAGAGAAGCGTTTGGTTGGATGGCTGACCAAGATTATCAAACTCCAATTATTGATATATTATGTGCGGGTAGAAATATAGATAAAACATTATTTGTACAAAAGATAATTAACAATGTTACAGCATATAATGTTAAATTAGCAAATCTATTATTAGAACAACAACTATTAGAAGAAAGAATTAAGGCGTGTGTAAACATCGCAGATTGCCACAGACTTAAGCACGAAAAATTTGGTGTTGCATTGAGCAAACAACAAAGGGAAGATGAAAATATTCCAACAACACCTCTCACATTGAAAATGGATTTTTAATGAATTTAGCTATTAACGGGACGTGTGCCAAAGGATGCTCATTTTGTTTCACAAAAGAAGACGCAAGACTAAAACACACACTCGGAGAAATGGATATAAACATGGTCGATAAAGTTATCGACCATTTTCATCTAAACAACTCCAACGAAGAAATCACAATACTCGGAGGTGAACCAACACAACATTCTAATTTTATTGGGATAATGGATCACATTTTCTCTAGAGGTTATAAGGTAAATCTAGTTAGTAATTTTCTTTTTGGAAAAACAACTAGAGATTATATTATAGATAATATTAAAAACATTAGATGGGCCTTTCCTAACGCCGC